CGCGACCAAGGCAGGGTCAAGTCCGTACAGTCGAGGATCGTTCTGAAAATCGATCAACGCATCTTCGCCCGCGCCGCCGGACTTGACCCACGCCGATCGAGCTGCGGCTCGCGTCAGCAAACGTTGCCGTAGCGGCACTTCGTGAAATCGATGGCCGCTCATCAGCTTGAAGCTTTCAGGTTGCTGGACCGGAGCGACTCTCCGATGACAAACTGACCAACCGCAAGTGCAATTGCCACCAACTGTTCGTCCGTTAATGGCAGGTTGAATTTGTCTCGCAATGGAACCAATGCTACGGTTGCAACGGTCAGCCAAAACCGACGACCACGCAACCAATTCTTCAGAAAGTCTGGCATGTCACGATTCTCTTTTTCTAAGCACGTTGATGACTGCAGTGACCACATCAATGGCGGGCAGCATAAATCTGCCCGCCCAGAAACTACTTTTTGCTTACAGGTTTTGAGCGCAAGCGATCCAATCAATAGCCATGCTGTGAGCAGTCGTTCCAGCAATATCCTTAATTGCAAAAACTGGCGTCAAGAAAGCACTAGCTGACGAAGGGAATGTCGCAGCAGTGATTTGCGATGTCGTCAATCGAGCAGGAGAGGAAGTGGTTCCAGCAAGAACTCCGTTAACAAACCATTCAACTGTCTGAGGCACAACTCGGTAACGAAAACCAAGCTTGACATAAGCATTTGCACCAGGATTTGACAAGCTGAGAAGCCTTGTGTTGGTTGAACCGTTCTGAACGGCTTGGCCAGAAGCGCGATACGCTCCAGACATTGTCAACGCAGTGGCAGTAGCTAGCTTTTGAAAACCAATGAAATTGGTGTCTGAAAGAGCTCCAGGAGATCCGTCAGTAATCAATCCATCAGTTGCACCAGCTCCAACAGAAGCTAACCCAAACGCAAACGATGACAATCCGTTTGTGGCGTTGCTAATGCTGATCCTGGTTTCAAAAACAAGATCGTTTCCAGTCAACACAAACGGCGCAGCAAGACCTCGACCCCATTGTAAAATCGCCTCATCGTTGACGGCATTTCCGTCAAGAGAAAGACGTATAAGTCCTTTTTCGGTAGCCGTATCTGCCACTTGCGCAACAGTACAACCAGTTCCGACAACAATTCGGTACGGACCTTCCGCCGAAGTATTGTGAAAAGAATGGAAGTTGTCGTAGAAACCAAAAGCTGGATTTCCAGACTGAGAGATAGACGCCGACCCAGTAGGAGCAAAAGATGTTGGTGGCGCAAAACCCCTCCACAACCGTCCTGATGGCAGGTAAGGAATATTCAGTTCGTCAAAAGTAATCATTTGCATTTCCCTTTCAAGGAAGTTGCGGGAGTGCTCCAGCGCATAGGGTGGTAGCTTCCCTATTAAAAAAACGGCGGGCGAATTTAACGTCTGCCCGCCAAAGACGTTTACTAAAATATTGCCGACACAATGCCAGCAATACAATTAAGCCGATTCTGTCACTGCGACAGTGCTATAACCACGGAAGTTTCCTCGACGGTTAAAGCAGACCATCTGAACCGAATCGTCCATGCAGCGAACGCGAACGTTACTCATTTCTGGGTGCTGGAACGCCTTTCTCTTACGCATCTGCCGACCAGCAGCATAGTACGCCTTAAAGGTTGCCCAGTTGACACCAAGAATGATCCCGTCTGTCCGAGCGTTGACACTATTCTGGTTCGTCCAAGCCGGAACCCATGTCATTGGAACGCCACGGACGTAAACCGTTCCGCTGCGAGCAGCCATATCGTCGCCAATGTTGTCGTTGCCAAGTTGCAGCAAACGACGACCAGCCGAAAGAACACTATGAGTCGTAAGCAACTCCCAATCACTTCGCTTCTGATCAACGATGTCTGGTCGCTGAACGGGAGGCAAGAACTGGCACAGATCCATTGAAACAATGACCTTTTCAACAAAGTCGCTTCGGCTGACAGTTGTGTACGGGAAGGTCCGATTGCGCCACTGTGGATATTGAGCGCAAGAAATACCGCCGACACCATTAGCCCCCCAACCAACCGGCTCAAAGCCGTTGAAGCCCTCTGGAGCGTTGTTTTCGGTCACGCTGTCATTGGTAGACGTAATCCACCAAAGCAACGATGCAACAGAAAACGGCGACTGCGTTGGGCCAGTAGGACCAGGTCCAAAAATAAGATCCTCCATTCCTGTGTAGAACGAAGTCATGAGATCTTGCTCAAGACCTTCAATGTAATCGTAAATTTGACGACCACCAGTTCGGAAGATTTCTTCGTCGATATCGTAGTGGTAGTTGTTGGTGGTCAATGCCCATTTCAAAGAACCTTCGTCCAGCGTATTTACGCGGGTTGAAGAGTCGCGATGGTACAACCCAACAGTTTGAAAGTTGTCGTTGGTGTTAACCTTGATCTTCCACTTGCACAAAGCAGTACTCATCGTGTCTTTTTTCAAGTTTCCAGAAAAAAGACGCGATGCATATTTGTATTCCTGCAGCGGCAGAGACAAGTCCTGAGCTGCAAGCCTTTCTTCTCCAGCAAACTTTTGTTGAATGCTATTAACGAAATCGTCAATTTGTTCAATTGATAGTGCCATTTGGCTTTTTCCTTATGGGTTAAGACCGTTCGAGTTCCTTGTAAAGTCGGTCTGCCTCTTCGCGAGGATCTTCGCGAGGTGGTTGCGGCTTTGTTGGGCTTCCACCCAACCGCATCTGACTTTGCCTTGAAATTCTCTGGGTTTGTTGTTTGAGACGTTTCTTGCCAATCTCATCAGCGAACACCATATTGGCTACTCGACTGACTAATTGGTCCGTGAGTTCTGCTGGACGACCTAATCGCTCAAGACCGATCATTTGAGCCTTAACAGCCACATGAAGATCTTTTCTGCGTTCTAGTTCCTGCTCAGATTCTTTCCCAGTTTTGCCAAACAATTCAGCGTAACCAAGAGAATCTACATAGCTATCAAACCGCTCTTCCTCAGACTTGGCATTCACATAAGCAAATTGCGACTCAAGACGCTCTAATCGAGATTCATAATGGTCTCGCAATCGCGAAAACTCATCAACAATCTCGTCGTCATAGAGATCCTTGCTTAAGGAAACCTCGTACCGATCGCTCGACTTGCTAACAGCAGAATCTTGATCGTCCTCCTCGGTATTTTGTTTCTTGGAAAATTGACCCTTTTCATTACGAGCAGGTTCTTTTTCGCTTTCAGCCATAGCCTTGCGGCCAGCTTCAAGCGCCTTTTTGTCCATGAAACGCAAAACCTTTTCCAACTCATCGCGATTGGCAAACTCCGATACCTCGGAATCATCAATACCGTACGCGGCCATCTCGGCTTTAACTTTGTCGTCAACCCATTCAGGAAGACTTGTAGTTTCGCCGGTATCATCGCTGTCAGATTCAACCTCAGCGGCTTTTTCGCCGGATTTTTTCTCGGCTTTTGGTTCTTTTGCTGTTTCTGTGTTGCTTACAATATCAACGCTTGGCTTGTCTTTGCCTCGACGTTCTGCAGCAACATCTTCAACAACCGCATCAGCATAAGCTTTTAAGCTTTCACTGTCCAGTTTTTCCATTTCGACTGTTTCGCTAGGCATCTCCGTAACCTCCATCTAAATCGTGAAGACCACGCATTTTCAAGAATTCATTACGTGCGCGGCGACTTGTAAAACGAATTTGACCGCTATCTAAAACAGCGGCACCCTGAATTGAATGCTGTTTGATCAATCGGCGTGTTTCATTGACCTGAGACCGCATTACGCCACAGCCTTCAGAAATAAGCGGATCGTGTTCGCTGTAAGTATTCGGAACCATTGGCGTTCCAGAAAGCCAATCATGTTTTTTTGGCAAAAGCTTATCAAGTTCCTCGTGCGAAACAGTTTTTCCGTTGTATTTGTAAGTTATTCCACTCATCAACCTGTTCCTTGCAACATTGAGTCTTTTTGCTGCAAATTGATTTGCGGCTTGTCGCCCATTAAGGTTTGAATAAGAGCATTGTTTCTTGCTTGCTCCGTTCCACCTGCACTTACGTTGCGACGTATCGTCTCTCTTGTTGTCACCGGAGATTGCCTGACGGTGTTCTGATCTCCACCGAGCATTTCGGCAGGTGCCGCAAAAGTAATAAAACGCTTGAACTCTGGCCTGTTTTTCAGTCTGGCGATTTCGTCAACAATAGCTTCGGCATCGATCGATGCTCCCGAGACCTGAAACATGGGCCACAGCGGGGCAATTTGTTGCAATACTTGGAACAACTCTTGAAGCTTTTGCTCTGGAGTCTTGAAAACCATCGAATATGGCTCGACTCTAAAGTCGTAATCTTCAAACTCTCCCTCCCGATAATCCGGCGTCCAATCTGAATTAACGCTAATACCACTATTTTCAATAGGCATAGCAGTCTTGAGTTCAAGCGTTGAGTCCTCCCACATCAATCTCCCTAAATCCAAAACAACATCCGAAGCAAACGAAACAACTGCCATTCGCATGTCTGCAACGTTTTTGGAAACGTTTCCATGAATCAGCTCCTCTTGGCCTAAAGTCGATGCCTGCTGACCGAGACCGCCCATTGCTTGCAAATTGCCAGCAAATCTGTCGTATTCCGCCTGCAAGAATGTCGCGAGAGCCATATCTCTTTGGTCAATCCCGCCTACCTGGAATTGCTTAATTTGCTCTGGGCTCCGACCTCTGTACCATCCATTTCTTTCTGATGTCCTGAGTCTTTCTGCGTCGTCTTCCATGCCTGGAGGGTATACATTCACCACGCGATGAGCATCGGAATCATCCTCCATGCGACGGTGGAGCCTATTCTGCAGGTCGTGCATACCCTTCAAGTTAATAGCTGGCGATGTCGGAATGACATTGTCTGGAGTGTCACCAAGGGAAAGAAACTTGTACGGACCAGCTTGGGAACCAATCCATTCTCTTTCAATAAGCGGTGGGAGATCTGCTTGATCACAAGCAAACGTTGCGATGGAGTTGTTTTCTGCAATCCAAACATCCATCATCCATATCATGTCCTTCAAATCATCGTCTTCCGCACTCCCCCAGTCCGATGCAATATCCCTCGCGGCTCCTACGGAATCATGATGCTGGCGATTTGTTGGCTTCAACTTGTCTTTGACTTTTTTGTTGTACCCTGGCTCGTCCATGACTTTTTCGTAGTCAGCACGATACCTGTGACCGCAATATCGCATCTTGGTCAGTTCTTTGGCTGGCATGTCAAGAATCAGGTCGTCAATGGAAACTCGGTTAAACCAAGGCTGGCCTGGGTCCAACCAAACATCTTCTTCAGATTCAAGCATTCCATGAAAACGAGTGTCGGTGTCTCTCATCATTACAACACCGCACCCAAGACAGAAAAACGCATCCATGACAATTGCTCGAATTGTCTTATCAAGCGTCATATCGCTTATGAGTTTATTGAGATTTACCTCAAATCGAGCAGCGAACGGCAAGGTTTCCATTCGCGATGTGGAAACTAAAACTTGCGGATTATTTGCGGCAAGTGCAATAGTGTAGATGCGAGCCGTCTGGTTCATCAGGTTTACGAGCGTTTTGTTTTCCGCACCTGATTCTGCGTACCAAGATCCAACGTAATCCTTGATAAGCTCTTTTCGAACACGACGAAACGGCTCCATCGCATCACGCGACGAGCGTATCGCTTTAAGAAGCCTTGCTCGTTTTTCGTCGTTATCTAAATCAAACATCCACAGCCGAAATGATTACGGAACTATTCCGAACTTATTTCGGCTGGGTTTTATCTCCAGCCTGAGCTAGATTGACACTGTGTCAAACAGCTTTTTTGTTAGACGCTGGCGATTTCGATCCTTCAAGAACCGCTTTTGTTTGAGCAAGATTCAGAGCAGACTGAGAAAAGTGCAGTGCTTTTTGAGCATCTGGCTGAGCTTTAACTTGGTCAGCCAACTTTGCAATTGCCACATCGATCTTTTCGCTTAAATCGTCTACCATCCTACACCAATCCTTCAGGTTTTATCCTTGAATCTTACCTACGCAACACATCGCGTATTCCATATCGTGGACTACCCGTGTTAATGCCACGCCGCTCTTGTCGCTCTCGCCACAAAAAACTTCCATATTCTGGATTCTGACCGTTTTCCGTGTCGCTGTCAACTTTATCATTTGTGTGTTCTGATGAAAATATATACCAACACCCAGCTGCTGATATAGCACGGTCGGCGTGGTTTTTGTTGCCAGCACCTTTGTTTTTTGTTGGAACATGCACAAGTTTGTCGCCGTCCCACTCATATTCTCCGCACTCCGTGATCATTTCCTCAGAACGCGGAATGTATAAACCGGCATCCATCGCCATTGAAATGCGATCAAACAGGTCTGCCTTGTCGGAATCTCTGCGAACTGGCCAACCTACTCTGCGAGTTTTTGTTTGAGATCCGAATTGTTCAGAGGTGCGATAAAACACATTCCAGTACCCAAGTTTTGCTATTTCATCCGCAAAACCTCCAGAATTGCCAGCGTCTTCCCATCCGAGCAAAGCTTTGCGCATCCACACGCAAAGTGCTACTACGGTGAATGCAAACGCCCGAGGCTCGACTCCTTTGATTGCGTACTCCAGCACCTGTTCTCCGCTGCTGTTGTCGAGCATGGAGATGACGGAAGGCGTTGCGACTGCCGACATACCGCCCGACGCAACGTCGCAACCTGCCGTGTATGGTCCGAGCGGAGGTGAGTAATCTACCCCTGGGCGAAACCACAACCTCAACGGCCCATCGTCTCTTGGAGACAACCCAACAACTTCAGGTCGCTCTTTGTCAATTACGGGAACTCCTTGCCAAACAGGTCGCTTGCAATGTTCCCTTTTCATTCTCTCAAGCAAAGCAGGCTGAAAGCACTTGCTAGCTGCGCCTTTTGCGTCCATATCGAGTTCACGCGCAATGAATCGAGGTGTAGCACCTGGAAGCAAACAATGCGAGTCGTACCACGGCGACCTAAACTTGCCGTCGATCACATGACCTCTGCGTTCGATCGATCTCAACTCTCGAGCGTGTTTCTGTATGTATTCATCGACAGCTTCTTGCTCCTCTGGTCTGACTGCCTTCGCGATTCCATTTTGCCTGACGTACGCGAGCTTGGAATGAACCGGATTGTCTTTCCAGTCAAGCGAGTACACTCGAGGATTGTCTGGATCCGTCGCAGATTCGTAAAACACGCCAGCGTCGGCGCCAAACGTCGAGCATAGGAATACGCAATTTGTGACATGCGCCACACTGCTCATGATTTTGAAGTCAACGCCGCCAGCAATGAACTCTTCAGAGCCGACTTCGTCAAATGCGAACATACTGGTTCTACCACCACGCGCTACGTCCGCTGTTGCAGAGTACCCGACCCAGATAGAGTTTGTCTTTGGTAATTTGATTGTGTGATCGGTAATGTTTCGATCGTATTTGTCTAGCATCCATACCGGCAACTTGTCCAGCATGGAAGAAAGCTTGTTCATAACAGCAGATGGATCCTTAGAGTCCATCATTTTTTCGTTACGAGAAACCAGTCCAGAAGAAAATCCCTCTTCAAACAACGCCCGCCTAATTTGCACTCCAAGATAGGTGTAGGTTCCACCCTGGGCTCGCGACTTCTTTACTGTAGCAGAAACCGGATGCCCCTCTGTCATTCCTTCGGTGATTGTTTCATCCATGCCTACTATCACCGCATCTTGATGCGGCCAAGGCACAAACGGACGCAGCTTGATTCTTTCACGCGGTTCTTCAACCCACAAGGCAAATGCAAAAAAGAAAAGCACATCTTGTTCGCACGCTTGTATAAGAACGTTTCGAAACTGATCGTCTACTAACGCTCGTTCTCGGCATCGAATACGCCAGCGTAGATTTTCCTCAATTCCGCGAGGAACCAAATCATAAAAAGGTGTGTTCATGCCAAGATTGTGCAAATTACAATCAACTTAGTCAAACTTGGCAAATATCAACTCCTTAGACTTCGCTCCAACGCCTCTCGCAACGACATGACCTTCAGGCGAGCTCGCAAGGTACTTTCGTTTAGTCCGTGCGATTCAGCCCATTGCTTGATCGTCATGCGCTTGCCAGCGTGTGATATTCCGCAGGATCCGCAGCTCGAGGTGTGACCGCTACGAAGATGATCAAGACGAACCTCGACCTTGGCTCCGCAGTCGCATGAGCAAAGAAACCGACGTTTGCCCGACGACTTTACTTCCTCGATGACAAACAATTCGCCAAATTTCGTTCCTGCTTCGACTTCGATTCTTTTCACTGTGTTTTCCTTGATGAAATGGCGATGCCAGATTATCCACACGGACCAAAAAACGCAAACACGTCAAATAGGCCACCACCCTAGTTGACCTTTTGCGTTGCGGGGGCTATCCTTGGGGTAAGAGACTTGTTTTCTGCTTTTTACTAAGGGGATTTCCGATGACTATTGCCATGTATGTCCGCGTAAGCACTGAAGAACAGAACGAAGATGGTCAGCGTCTTGAGTTGAAAAAATGGATTGTTGCCAACGGAATCGACTACAAGTCCGTTCATTGGTACGTTGACAAAGCCAACGGATCTACGTTGGATCGACCGGAACTTGATCAACTTCGACGAGACGTTCGGAACGGGACCATTAAAACCGTGGTCGTTTGGAAACTTGATCGCTTGTCTAGAAACGCAATGCAAGGTTACAACCTGATAGGAGAGTGGTGCGACAAGAAAGTACGGATCGTTTCCGTCACTGAGCCTATAGACCTTAGCGGGCTTATTGGACAGGCTATAGCCAACTTGTTTCTCACTTTCGCACAGATCGAAAAACAAAACATCAAGCAACGTCAAACTGCTGGTATTGAAGCCGCCAAAGAACGCGGCGTCTACAAAGGCAGAAAGCCTGGAGCTATCAAGGCAGGTGTCAATCTAAAAAAGGTGTTCACGCTTCGCGACAAAGGCTTTACGCAAGAGGAGATTGCTCGATCAATGGGAATTAGCGTGAGCTCCGTTGCTCGCTACTTGCGCCGAGAACAGGTCAGCAATTAGTATTCGCCGTCAACTCAAGCAGCGGCCCAATGTTTGTTGTACACTTCCCACCAAAACGTCAAGTCCGACTTTGTGTCGTCGTAATATTCGGCGACAAAATCCGATTTGAACGCTGAATGAACGTTTTCGTATAGCGTAGCCGTAATCACGTTTTGGTCCGGGTAATGCACAAAAAGCAAATCCGTCAACGCTCTGTAATTGCTGCCGCGAATAACACCAGCTTCAATCAGAATCAAATGTTCCTTAAACTCAACACTGAGGCATGCGTTCAAAATCTTGCTTGATGTTTTGTTAGTCCATCTCTCATCTGGGTAAGGAACATCCACCGTGAAGCCTTCGCAAACCTCACCATCGTAGCTAAGGCTGTGACGAAGCACCTGCCAAACGATTGACGAGTAATCCGACGACACGGCCACAAGCGTTGAGTTATTTGCATTGTGTCCTGCTTTATGTAGTTGTCCCGACAATTTCTCAATCATAAGCTGCTCAACTGCAGGTTCAACCATCATCACACGCCTTGCCAGCATGCGTTCGGTACTACTCATCGCTTACCTCATCCGAAAGCATTTTTTTGAGGTCTCGAGATTCTTCAATTAGACGCTTGCCTAGCTTTTCCAACGACTCGACTGCTCGAAGCTTCACGTCTATTTCTACATGCAATAACAATCGATCTCGCTCGTTGGATGATAGCGACTCTACCAATGTAGCCGCATCAAGGTGAAAGTCTTTTTTTGGACAAGCCTTGCTGTCAAGAAGTTGCAACCGACCAGAAGCTCGTGCTGCTTGCTTCCTATGCCACTCAGCAAGAGACTTGACATCCATTTGCATCGCCCTTTAGTTACCTACTGCACCAAAATCGATCGTCTAGGAGTCCAACCTAAAGCAAATACACCGCGTGAAGCGAATTTTGAGCTGCAACACCATCGACCGAAGAATCAACTTATTACCTTAGTACCCGCGAGGCCAGACGTAAAGCGGCCTTGTCGAATATGGATTTCCAGCACCGTAAAGATTGCGCAGGCTGTCCGGCGAGTACGGATTTCCATATCGCCCGTACGGATTGAAAATCGAATCAGAACGATATCGATTTACACTAAACTCCCCGTAATACCGCCCTTCACCAGAGTAAATCCTCGGCGGGTTCGAAGCATACGGGTTTGTCCAAGAATAATCGCTGTACGGGTTTCCATACTGGCTGTACGGATTCATCAACCCATCTGATCTGTACGGATTTCCAGCACCGTACGGATTGCTTAAAGAGTCAGGATCGTACGGATTGTCTCGCAAGTCGCCCAACTGCCCATACGACACCGAAGAAAACAACACCACTAACAAAACACCCAACAAAGATCGCATCAATCTATCCTCTATCAACACACAAAAAACCAACACCTAACACTCAATCAATTTACCGACATGGACCCAATAACGCAACCAAAACACAACAGTCAACGAAAAACGGCATCGCGGCAGGAGGTAGCGAGCACCCGTACCCGTCTGGGGCAGTTTCCGGCAGGACGCAAACTCATTCCTCGTCAAACACCAACGAGTAAACCTTGATCCACTCCACCCACCTCAAACCCCGAAACCGAACAATACTGATCCTACCAATCCACCACCCACACTCCGATACAATCCGACGACGACCACGCCACTTAGCCGGTATAAAATACTCACCGTCACCAAAAGATATCACAACGTCTTTGTTAGGTAGTCGCATAAAATTACCATATCAGCATGGACCCGATAGAGCAAGCGAAAATAGGTGTGCAACAAATCGTGGCATTAACGTGACTCCCGGCGGCGAGGGGGTGGGGTCTGGGTTGATTTCCGGTCCGTCGCGCTCGTCCACCCGCTTTCCACCACCGAACCGAGCAGCCGCATCCGAGCCGAAGAAACCAACTACAAGCACACGTCAAATAGGGTCTCCAGTCCGCAGCGCTCGAAAACACAGGGAAAACACGCAGGAATCACCGCAGAAAACCCCCTTCATCAAGCGTATACCACAGCTGACATGGCAAAGTGGCAGTCGGGGGGTGATCACCCATCGACCATCTCGGCCAGGAGTTTGCGGATGTCGTCAATCGCCAGCCTTTCCCTGCGAACGTGTTCCCGCTCGTCCTCGAGGCTCGCGGTGGCTTTGGCCGCGACATCGACGAATTTCGTGTAGGCGCGAATGCTCGTCTCTAGCCAGCCTAACGCAGCGTAGGACGGTGCCGGAGTCAGTGCCTTGGACAAATCCACCATCGACCGCTCTCCGACGTCTGTGACGCACCGGAGGCGATTTGCTTGCACCCACTGGATTTCAGCAGCCAACGGCGCATTCGGTGGCAGTTTCGGCCAATCCGGCGGCAGATCGCCTAGGCCGACGACCTGGGAATCGGCGCCTCGGTCTCGCGTGCGTGGGTCGGAGCCAGCCTCACCCACGGCAGCGCCGGTCGAACGGCAAGCCGCATCCCCCTCATTGCCATCGTGGCTCCGTGGTTGCGGTTGGTGATCGTCGTGATCGTCGTGATCGTCCTGGATGCCGTCATTAGCGGCGGCGGGTCCGTTGCTCGCGGGAGTCGTCTCGAGCGGCGGGAACATCTCGTCGATCGCGAGGTACGCTCTACGTTGCGCGTCGTCGCGACCGTAGCCAGCTTCCCGAGCTTCGCGAATTAGCGTGTCCTTCAGGCGTTGCGCGTCGTCCCAGCGTTTCTCGGTGGTCAGTCGCTTGCATATGCGATACTTCAGGTCCACCAGCGTCTCTTGCGGCGGTTCGGTGGGTTGTTCGTCCATGGTCATCGATACTCCGGTCTTTCAGCGCGCACCCCCCCCTCCCCCCCAAACTGGTAAAAACATGCGTTTTCCCAGGGGTTTTGGGGTGTTGATAGGTATTGGATACCCTATCCATAGGGTATCCATACCCTACCGCCCCCCGTTGGCTCTGCGGGCTGTAGGGGGGCAAGCGAACTGGCTCGGTCAGTCCTGTCGGCAGTATCTCGGCCTGTGCTTTCGCCTTGGGCTCTCGGTGATGCTGCACACCGTGTTGTTGCATTGCCCAGGCAGTCTACCAGATTTCCGCCCGAACGCAAACTCTGCGGGTGCGGTCCTCGATCCTGCAGCGACTCACCACCGCATTCCCAGTCGAGATTCCCAAAAAATTTCCCCCTCCGGAAACCATCGAAATCCCTGCAGAAACCTCAGTTTTCGCCGTGCATCTAGGATCTTCCCAGGAAACCCTAATTGACGGCTTTGCTGCAATCCGATATTCTGGATGGAGAGACCGGGACTGTCTCGGTCGAATCAGTATTCTGGCGCCCCCGCAAGGGGCAGGAGAGAATGATGAAACTTAAGCATGATCAGCGCGTCATTGCGTACCAAGCCACGGATTACTCGCAGTACAAGCACAACGAGATGTACATCCATCCCGAGATCACGGTCCAATTTGCCGCGATTGTGGATGAGACTGAAGTTTTCAAGGCTTATGGATACGAAAGCAGTCTGAATCGCTGCAAATTGCTTCGGGATGAGACCAAAAGCACGTTTCATGTGGATTTCAGTGTTTGTACCTTTGGCAGAAGTGTGACGTTTCGCTGGCAGACCGACCGACGCTACAACGAAAGCCACGGCTACTACTACGGCTCGCTTTATAGCTGCAAGCTGTACCAGTGCGGTTTCGACGCTGAGATCATCGGCCTCGCGCTGAAGATCGCCAAGTTAGCCGACAACGGCTGGTCAACTCAGCCCCTTGAGATCGTTGAGGCTCTTAAGACCTTGAAGGCGGTCCCTGCCGTCTTCAATCGCCCCACGGATTGCTTCCTTGTGGGCGAGCATCTCAACGACAACATGTTCGGCCTGCCTGCCGAGCAACGTGCCCCTGAAGGCGTGGAAGCCTGTTAGCGACGGCGCGCGGGTGATGGGCTGCGATTGTGCGGCCCTGATCCCCTGCGCCTTTGCAGGATAGTTCCACTTCCATCTTTAGGAGACATAGACATGAAGGCATCAATTGAAAACGGCGAATTGGTTATCAGAATCCCGGTCCAAGATCCCCCGGTTCCAAGCGCGAGCGGGAAAACGCTGGTTGTCGCGAGTTCGCATGGCAATCAGCCCACAACCGTCATGGTGCAGGGAAAACCCGTCACCATTGGCTTGAACGCATACGTCAAGCGATAGGGGGCACTGTCATGCGAGTGAAAGAGCATTGGCGAATCCATCAATTCATCCGCGCGGCGAAAGCCATCAACGGGTGTCCCACGATGATTGTTCAGTTACCAGTAGCTATGTCCGACAAGCGGCAGTATCCCGGCTGCGATTCGTTCGTGATGGCGAGTGTTTATCCGATCGATGGAAAAGCGTTGATCGTCCCAGCAACTTTACGCTGCGGCGTGCTGGTATGCGACTGGGTGAAGTTTATGCATTACCTGCGGCGACGTCGCAACACGAAAGGCTAAGCAGCAACGTTTCGCGCACGAGGGGATCGCTGATCCGGTCCCCGACTGCCTGCAACGTCGCAGGAGTTTACCACTGTTTTCAGGAGACAACTATGCTTGCACCAAGCCGCAAATTGACCGTCGCAACGTTCAGCACGTTGGAGCACATTGTACCGAGGACGCAATTGCGATTACTACGGCAATTGCTTCGGGGCGAGGAGGGAGACTTTTTCGCTCAGGCGTTGATCGACCTTGAGGCCAGTTACAAATCGCTTCCTGTCATCGGCGGCCCAGGATCGGATGAGGACGCAAAGACCGCCAAAGCCTTGATCCACCTGTTCCACCCGTCGTGCGATTGGTGGATTGTGGAGCGTGACGAAGATCCTTCAGACCCAGTGTTCGGTGTTGCGGACATGGGATTTCGAGAACTTGGATACTTCGACCTGAAAGAATTGTTGTCGGCCCCAATGGTCGAGATCGACCTTCACTGGAAGCCAAAGACAGTGGCCGAGATCATGGCCGAGGCCCGCTAACCATAGCACGGACATGAGGGGCTGAGAGATCGGCCCCGACTGTCCGCGCTACTGATTGGCAGGAGCACGGTTTTTACCACTGTTTTAGGAGACAGCATTATGACAGATCGTTCCATCGTCATCGCCACTGTTACGGCTCCCACGTTCATTGATTGCGGCAAGGCGGTGACGCCACGGCTGCGATTGGTGGTTTCGTACACACTAGGCGGCGTGAACTACTTCAACGGACAACGATACTCCCGAGGTTACGAGATCGCCGTCCAGCATGATCGCCGATCCAATGAGGGTTGGACCTCCATCATCATCGACGGCAAGGGTAATCCAACTGCATTCGTTGAGGCCGCAGCGAGATTCTCACAAAAGACGCTGGACAAGATCGCAGACGATGTTCGTGCGGGCAAACACAACGACCTGATTGAGCGACTGTACGCCAAGGCAAAGTCGAACCGATCGGAGTACGAGTGGCCAGCAAGCATTTTGCCTCAACCGCAAGTAATCCCGAGCAATGGGTTTGCTGATTGCGGCGAAGCTTACACGGACGATGAGCTTCAGTTGGCGTAACCGTTGAGAGTTTGGACATGAGGGACTGCAACGCGGTCCCGATTGCCCGCGCTGTTGCGGTATTCCAAGTGTTAGCCCCCGCAAGGGCAAGGAGAACAAATGATGGCGACCAAGGCAAGAAAACTGATTAAGACCAAGGCCGAACGCACACTCTCGGACAAGTTGGATTTTAGAGGGAAGTACCTCGATTCGTTGCTAGCCAAGGCGGCGCAGAATCTGAAATTGGAATCGCCGCTACCTGACGCTGCAAGCTACCTGCGAGAAATCGACCGCAGGCTCGCAGAGTCGGTCAAGACCAAGTGGGGCATCAACCTTAGCGAGTACCGCAAGCTTCGCGCGAAAGCCGAGCAAATCCTGCGAAACTTTAGCACAGGCTACTCAATGGGAGAGCGAAAGAGGTTGATCATCGGTGAGTATACGCTGTGCGAAATTGACAACACTCGGGAATACGCCAATTCGTCGCGGTACAAGGCAACTCATGGCGACCTGCGGATCAATCTGACGCTCCAACAACTGCGACAGATCGAGCTGATTGAAGGAGTGTGGACTCAGAGGCTCAAGGGCAATCAGGCATGGTGGCTGCAATCGTCAGGGCAAAAGCACAAGCACGCGGTCAAGTGGGTCAAGGGCTTTTTGGTTGGCGCATCGCACGGGGCTACCCTCGAAGAGTGCCGAGCGCTCGAAAGCAAGAAGGCGATACGCACCGACGAGGGAGAGATCAAACGCTTGGATCGATTCGTTGGGCTGCAAGACCGAGTGACCGCAGGAGCTTGCGAAGCTGGCGTACTGGCGTTCTGCCAGCGCCACAACCTGGATCCGAGCATGGGCTACCGTATGGATTACCTTTTGCAATTGGACGACCCAACAGCCAAGCCTTACATCGGGATATTGGCGCGACGGCTCAAACGTAGCCGAGCATAACACAACAAACAACAACCACAAACAGGAGATCTGAAATGGACGCATTGGAAAAGAACATTCGCAAGACAATCCGCGACATGAAACGCAAAGGCACCCTTGGTGCCAGCCTAAGCTGTCTGCGGCAGAACACGCCAGCCTCAGGGCTGACGCTCGTCATCGAAAGAGGGAAAAGCCTCGCAGACGCTTACAGAGAAACGTTCGCAGCAACTGCCCACAAAGTTGCTGCCGACATGGATTTTGAAATACTCGGTGACCAACTAGGAGGGGTTAGGCCTAGTGCGGAGGGGTAATTGCCCCTCGTCCCCAAACCTGCACTGTGCAGGCATGAAAAGTCTTAGCTGCCCATGCAATGGGCAAGGAGGAAGCACAATGCGAACAATCACGCTGTCCGAATACGAAGCAATCCATCCCGATTACCGGGGGATATGGACAACCGAACGAACGGATCTTCCTGATTGGGAATCGATCCGAGACCAGTACATCGGCAAACGTACGATGATGGCGGGCGACGGTTCTTGCTCGCTTTTGATCGAGGGGCTTAGCTTCGAGATCGTTGAGAACGACGAACAACCAGGGGAGGAAGTATCGTGAAAAAATGGATTTTGGTTTTGTCGATGGCATTGTCCTGCGGATGCGCTGGGCAACGCGCAAGAGTCATTGTTACGAGGGTCAACGGTGAACCTTCGGTGAGTTTCGAAATCGAAAAGCAGGAGCTTGAACATGTTGCGAATCGGTAGTTTGGTTTCGGTGGTCAGGATGGGAAAGGATGGTGAGTGGTTTGTTCCGAACTTTGAAGATGACTCAAATACAGGGACAGTCATTGCAATCGAATTGGATGATTGCGACGGATACGACAGGGTTGAGTCTCTGACGATCCGGTGGAACAATGGCAAGGTCGAGTCAACGCAACCACAAGGCGATGATTTCCAAGGACCGTGGGAGATCGCGGACGCAACGCCGCAACTGTACGCCAACTTGTACCTACATGATCGCGCGTATGGAGGTCCGGAAGAAGGTGGATGGTGGTATGACACCTACACGCCCGTGGATGGCGACTGGATGAATGATCCGCCCCAATACGGGCACTTCCGAACGGTAGATGAGGCTGAGAAGGCTCTTAAAAAGCTGGAGAAATGGTGCGAGGATGAGAACAAGTCTCGCCGTTCACCCTCATCTATGGCATCCGAAGGGCATTTTGTAGCCAGACTCGAAGCTTGGCCTGCCGAGGTTATTCCATCTCGCAGACCGTACTACTGTTAAGTACAATCTCAAGAACCTCCACCCTCCCCGTGCAGCCCTAAGCAAGCTGTGGCGCAAGCCTCCTCGGGGGGGGTGGGCTTTTCTCACCACTGCTTTTCAATTGCGTGACCAGCTTCGACGATCATCTTGTTGATGGTTTGTTTTTCGGCCTGACGAAATTCCCCAAGGTAGCGACCGTACTTCTCCCGCCGATCCTTGACCGTCTCCAGCGTCCATTCACTCTCCACCGGCATCGCATCAATCAGCCAGAGACGCGCCGCCTTGCCTTCTGCGGTATTCATTTCCGGCGCATCAATGCCGGACAGCCGCACCCGCATGTTGAGTCTGATGTCGAATCCAAGATCGGTCTCAACGTCAACTGTATCACCGTCGATGACCTTTAGGATTTTGCATTTGTATTGGTACATTAGATCCTCCATTCGTTTTTTGTGGATTCGTTGTCAAACGCAGTAACCGCGACCGCCAGCGCAGACCACAAGTGATTGGAAACACCATAACACGGTCCTGGCGCCCGTTTGGTTCCGGTTGAGCCAATCTTGTCGATCAAAGCTTGGCGGACATTCGCATCTTTTGCGCGAGTTGTACCGCACAAGTGCAATTTGATGTCGCGCCTGGGGATCAGTCGCATCCAGCTCGCGACCTGACGCAACCTCCCGATCTGCAACACCGTTTGGAACACCTCGCGACCGACTGGCATCCCAAAACACTCGACGATCTCGCAGGCAATTGGAAAGCACGTTTGTTTGGTGATCGCTTCAATGGCCCTGTCGGTTGAGAGGTTTTCGGCACGTACAACCTTCTCCCCGTCATACCAAACGAGCCCGTGTTCGTTCGGCCCTGGATCGATTCCAATGATCATTTCAACAGCCTTTCCATAACTGCCTGAATCTCCTCGCAGAGAATCTCTGGCATCCTAGCAATCTTGTGTGTTCTCTTAATTTCGAAAAACGCCGTCTTAAACGCTGCGTCTGGCGTCATGCCGCCGTCGTATTGCATGATTGCAGCACGTTCGTTGACCAGTTCGATGATGTGTTCATCATCCACCGCTTGGCTCTCCAATCAGTTTGACGATTGATGAGGACACGCCAATTGATCGCACAGACTGCACGGACAACTTAGCCCGCTCCGGTTCACAGTGGATAACCCTCGGAACGGGATCCACAACTTGACCGTTGTGAACCTCAACCTCGGATAGACCGGGAACAGGTGCAGCCAATTCCGTAGAAATCCCAGACGCCGCAAACGACTGGTACGCTTTGAGAAATTCTTGCCGCACCCACTTTTCTTCCTCCGCTCCGGAGAAACGCGAGCAGAAGTTCGGCCAGCCTCCCAAATTGCGCACAACGGCGTTAACGACCTTGTCCTCGAAGTCGATGGTTTTGTAGCAACCAATCCTCAGCGCTCGTTGCACGTCATTCCAGGCGGCTACAGCCCGGTCCTCCGAGGAAGACGACTTTCCGATCAGCTTTCGAAGGTCGTAAGGCTTGGGAAGCACGCTCCGCTCCCTGATCGCCAGCAACACCGCTCTCTGAAGGTCGTCAACACTCAAATCCGCCAGCCCCATCAGATAGCCGTCGTACGAGGCTTCTGTCGCTTCCGCGCCAAACGCTTTGTGGAGCGCGGCGATCGTGGTACGAAAATCTTTGATGTTCATTCCAGCCCCTCCAGTAATCCCATGCTGTTCCGCCAACGCTCCTCAAATCTCTCACCTGCTGAGTCGGTGTTTTCGTCCCGAATCTGCGCGAAGGTCTTCCTCTGGTCTGATCGCTGCCAGCTAGTTCGGTCGTCCTCCCATTTACGCTTGTTTAGAAACGTCGCTGGCATGCACGAGAACTCGCCAGAGCCTACCGGGCTATCGCCGTATTCCCTCGCAGATTCGATCAGCACCTCAGGTGAAACGAGCTTGATCGCTTTCTCCCACGCCTTCCACGCCTCCGCTTTGTTCTCCCGCCGCACTCGGGGGTACGCCTCCCAAAACGCCTCGAACTCTTCGGAGTACTTTTTGACAGACGCTTCTCCAGCACTTTCCTTTGGCTTTTTTGCTTTGGGTTTCTCGTTTAGTTGCCGTTCCAAGAGCCCATGCTTGCGAAGCAAGGCAAACACTGGATTGTGCGCTCGGCAAGACTCAGAAATTTTGCCGTACTGATATTCGACGAACTTAGCTACGCACCATTTCTTACCGCCAGCCAACGATATGAGCCGAGTGTCGCACGCCTTGCAGAAATCCCCCCAGTCGACCGCGACACCGATTTGGAAGTTGGCAAGATCCTCGTCTATTTCAAGCACTCCCGCTGCATCGCATTTATCGAGCATGTACATCCAAGCCAGCTTGTACTCCGGTCGCAAAGAGCGAAACCACTTATCGTCCCATTTCAGCGTCTCGGTGAATCGCTTGGCCATTTGCATCGTTCCTACCGAACTTCGGGTGATTGACTTTGAAACACGTTCGGTGCCTCACCTCGCCACCAATCCCGAGTATCCTCGCGCTCTGGATCCGTTTGTGTCCAAGATCGCCTAAGATAAGGCGCTGTTACCTTAATAACGCGGCATGACTCGTAGACCGTTACAGTCCAAGTCTTTCCGCAGCGGACTGGAAGATCCTGCGGAGTAGAAACCATTCGCCACCCCCAGTTGTGTCGCTTGCCGTTGTCCTCATTCATGTACCTCCACGCGATCACCTGGACAAACACCGGCTTGCAGTCTCGATCGTACACCGTGTTCAACTCCAGCATGTCCATGGAGTGTTGCTCGGCGATGTCAACGTCGTTGCCGAAGCAAGCTGAAACGAAAAGTAAAAGCGGCGTCCGTGCCATTAGGCACCTCCGTGTTGTTCAGATTAAGGTCTTCTGCCCTGACTCTCTCTTTAACTCTTTAACCGAAGTAAGATCCAAACAACGGAATGCCAGGATCGCGGCCAACTCATCGTTTTTTTCTTGATCCGCTATAGCATTCATGCTCATGCTCTGTGTAAGGTAAAAAACCCGGTCGGCAGGTCGTAGCCGGGCGCTACGTCAGTTTGTGGTGCCTGTCTCACCGTAAGGTGCCTGTCGGCCTGGGCCTTTAGTTAGCCCCTACCAAACGCTTGCGCTCAAACTCGGTGACGTGTGGATTCGCTTCGAGGCCGATGCGAATCTTTTCAATCCCTAGCTTCGCGACCTGCTCCACCTTGTCCGCTTTCTCAGATGCCAGCTTGCTGTTGTCGCGGTACGACGTGGCAAGCATGTCATTCAGTCGAGCGATCTCCTTATCTTTGGCTCGCAGTGCCGAGTCCGCCGAAGCAAAAAACGCAGCCATATGCAGACACGTCCGGTACTGCTTTGCTGGGTAATTGCCTCGTGCGTCAAGCTCGATACCTGCGGCTTCGAGAACATCTGACATAGATGCATTGGGAGTAATAGCCATAACAAATCAACCCTTCAAAAAAGTGGTTAAGGCTTCAAGCTCGCGCATGGCACGCGCCATAATTCGCGGCTGAACACCGTCCCATTGGTCAAAGTCAACTCCCTCAAGCGATTTGCGCCAGTCAACAAGTTGATTGGCAAGATTGGTGAGATGCGTATCGAGAGAGGCGGCTTCCAGCTGCTTATCAAGCTTCCTTGCTGCGACGCCTGTTTCTTCCACTCCGTCTCGAATCTCTGCAATCAACCTTGCGGTCACTCGCTCTCCGGTTTTTTCCGCTTGAGCAATTGCCTTTTTCGCCACACGTTTAGCGTCGTTGTCGGTCTCGCATTTGCAAAGCTCGATCAAATCCGACACTTTCCAATCATGGGTACTAGTAGTACCCAACTTTGGTCTCAATTCTGATGCGCGAATATATCTGTCCGCCATCGTTTTGTTATGCTCAATCCGTCCGCTCGCACAGTACTGCGACCAAGACTTGAATCCTGCCGACTCGTATAGTCGCTCCGTTTTGATTCGCAGCAGCTTTTGGCCGATGTGATAGAACGCCTCAAACGCCTCGGTGTTGATCTCTGTTTCCAGCTGCTCAAGTTCTTTTGCAGCCTTCGTATTCGCGATCACGCTCATAATAAAACTCCAAACAAAATCACCAGCGTTAAAACGGTGCTGGCTAACCGTTGCCTTTCGGCGTTAGAACCAAAAAAAACTCACTCAACAACCTCGTACAACGCCACCCGTTTCCCGGTCACGTCGCACTCCCTAACACCAATCTGCCGAATCCGACCGAGCCGAACCAAGTCGCTTGCCCGTCTCCGAATCGAATCGTGCATACCGCGATTGTCTCCGGTCACAGACAACGCGACCTCGTTAGCCGTCGCCGTTCCCAACGCTTTGAGCCCTTCCAGAAACTGGAGGCATCGCACATTGAGGACGTGCTTAATCTCTGCGTCCGATTGCTTCGCTGTTTGCGGATCGCCATTTCGCGATCGTTGTTCAGCCCAGTCAAACAAGCTCACAGGTGACGGATCCTCGCAATCTGTTCCTTGGATCGTTCGCTGTCATCCAGCCCTCGAGCCAATGCATACAGATCCATTGATTTCGCACAGGCCGCTACGACCTTGGAGATGCTCCGCACCTTGGCTTCAGCCTCGTCAGAGTTTGCGACAGCATCGCGAATCACAGACATGCACGCCCAGAGACTGTCGCCGTTGGTTCGTGTCATCGCATCGCGAAGTTTCTGCTCTTGCGCCGACTCAAATGCGTTCATGCAACCACCTCATCGAACACCTCGGCTGTCAATTCTTCATCGTCGGACGACTCCGCTGTGATGATCACGACTCCTCGGGTTTTCGCGTGCTCGTTAATGATTCTCCTCGCGGTTGGATCCAGAGACTCAAACGCTTCTTGCGGAATGACGACAATGCCGCACTCCGGCAGTAACTCCAAGGCAATGTCGATCGCCAGCTTCCACCGTTCTCCGTGAGACAAGTCAGCAAAGTAAGTTGCGCCACGCTTGGTGGTCAGAACCAGCCGACCATGTTCGACTCGCAAAACATTGCAAGTCTTCGCGACCAGTTCCGTCAGCACCTGATCTGTCGATTTCGCCGCATCCCGAAGCCGTTCCGCAATGCTGCGGTGCTTTTCGGCCAAGGATTTGTGAGCAATCGCATCTTCGTGACGCCGCCGCTGCTCCGTTTGCTTTACCGCTTTCTCAATGGCGGATTCGGCAAGACTGAGAGCCAATTCAACAGATGCAATTTCCTCGCTGCTCGGGGCATCGATGGGCGTATCGATAATCTTCTGCAGGGTTGCAAGGTCTTCTCGCTCCCTGATCGCTGACGCTAGTTGTTGCTCGGAGTGTTCGTGCTCGCGTCTTGCGATTTCGATGCTTGGCAACAATTGCTTAATCTTCGCTTCGAGCACACGAATCTCCTCGGCAATCGCATCGTGCTGGTCGCACAGTTGCCGGAGGGATGCCCATCTGGCCTCCTTTTCTGCGTGCAAAAATTCCACTCGCTCGTTCGTGTCACTGGATTGCTCGGCGACCACCTGCCTAGCCTCATCCTGTCTCTGTAGTTGCTTTTCGGCGGATTCCTTCCTGGCCTGCATCGCAGCCAAATTCGCCGCATGGTTCTGTTGCTCCTTTCTGAGCACATCAAGACTGGGAATCTCCTGCTCTGGGTCACACTGCTCCCCGTTCAGTAGACCAACGGCAATCCCATCGGCGTGTTCTGCCAAAGCCTCTTCTTTGCGCGCTTCCCGCTCAATGTCTCGCTTGATCTTGTCGGCTACCGCAACCCAGTCGTCGCCCTCCATGGCCGAGGGAGACACAATCCCCAAAAAAGCGTCCTTTCCACCAAGCAGTTCGAAAAACCTAGACGGGTCCACCTTGTCCGCAGTCAACGATGCAAGCGCCCGAATCCTGCGAGCGTCTGCTGCCTCGTCGGACTTCAGCCCTGGATCTACCAAGTCGGCAATGGAAAGCTTGCCCTCAAGAGTGTAGACTTCCAGCTCTCCGGTTCGGCGGGTCGATCGACCGACCGTAACCTTAGCTCCCCATCCCGACACTTCGCCTCGCAAAGCCCCGTCGCGAACCGATAGCGAGCCTTTTCCTGTCGCAATAGTCTCGACCGCTTGAAGCGTGTTCGTCTTCCCGATACCGTTCCGACCTTTCAGGACGCAAATTCCACCGCCCTCTGGTACTGGAATCGATACGTGTTCTACTGGCCCGATGTCCTTGATTTCTATCGTACTCATGACTTCCTCCCGGCTTGCGCCGCTTCTGCTTTAAGAATTGCTGCCTTTTCTTCGTCGCTCAGTTCGCCCTGAACAGGCTTACCAACAGGCTTTGCTGCCGTAGCTAAGGACTCCGTACCACCTCGCCGCTCAGCGATCTTTTCTTTAACAAGCTCAGCTTTGGTCTTGATCGGACCAAAATACTCCTCGATCGGCTCTCCTTCTTTAAGCGCCGTGGATACGAGACGCAACTCATCGATGTGCGCCAGCCCGATGTCGTCTATCCCCTCCACATCGAGGTAGGCAAACACCTGCTCAGGTGTGACTCGATACGTACGAGCAAAGTGTTCAAGCATATCCTTGCGAGTCTGCTCGACCGACTTGACGTTGCTGTTGGCTACTTTCCTCGCGGCCTCCAGCAGGTCGTTGATATACGCTCGAGGAATCGCAGCTTGGATCGCATTGCGACGAGCCTTGGATGCTGTCGCCATGATTGCGTTCTCGATCATGTGCTGTGCGTATCGTTTGCCGTTCTTTTGCACGATCGACGTAGACGAAATACCGGGAACCCGCACATTCCGCTCAAGATCCCATGCGGTCGCGTGAACCGTCACCGAAGTCTCGGTGATGACTGGCTCACCAATTTCAACCTCGATGTTCCCCCAGCACATGCAAGCAATTTCAGCGAGCCGAACGGACGGACCAGTGACAGACCCGTCTCCCACCGGCTTGCGATACTCAGCACTGCGAGCGGTTTCAATGTCGTCCTGCAGTAAAGCAATCGCCTCCTGCTTAAATCGCGACACCGACCGTGGCCATTGCCTTGCTGTGGTGATCCGCTTGTCCAGAACCGCCGCAGCCAATGCAATTGCGTGATCTGGCGTTGCGGTCGGCATTACAATAGCCGCGCCCACCACTTGGTTCTCTCGAGTAATCAATTCCTGACTCATGTAAAATCCTCCAAATCCAACTTAGCGAAACGGGGTTGCGGCAACTCAACCGGCTTAGCGTCAAGAAATGACGCCAAGTCGAAATGATTCATTTCATCGACGAGCATGACCAAACGCGCCTCTGCGTCGTCCAGCCATGCGTCGGGCATGCGATAAGGTGTGACGCGATAACTGCCAGACGAGCGAATCGCGACAACATAAATTTCTGGATAGGCACCAAACAAATTGCGGTATCCCCGTCGATACAAAGAAAGACGAACGTCATAGCCCATTCCTGCCGCATCGTTGGCAAAGCTTCTCGTGTCGGTTTTGTTGGTCGTCTTCCAGTCAATAAGCAATGGACCAGCAATACAGTCCGCTTTCATCCTGCATGGACCAAGGTATTCATCATCCCAAACGTGAACCTTTTCCAATCCGCCTTCAGCCCGAGCAACATCCAGCGAAGTTCTGCAAAACGTATTGGATTGCAAGTGGTCCCATATCTCAGCTAACGGATTGCGTTCTCCCGGCTTGAAATAAACAAGAGCCTCATTCGCCGCCTTCCACGCCGTCCAAGCCTTGCCCTTGCAATGCCCGTCGTCGTTCAAAGCTTCGACTGGAATTTCCATTGCCAACCCGTCCCATCCACCTCGCTCCGCGCAAAGATGAACGGCGGTTCCAAACTCCATCGCTGGCGTGATTTCTTTTTTCCAAGGTGCATTCAATTTGTAGATACACCACCATTCCAACGGATCTCGCAGATACGTCGCCACTTCCGAAGACGACAATTCAGGCCGCGAATGGTAATCCACGTTTGGATCAACCGGCGTTAGCTTTTCGAGAACTTCCACAATGCTCATAACTGACAACTCCAAAAAACTATCAATAAAAAACAAGGGGCAGGAGTTGGACCTGCAACGCGGACATAGGGAGCAACCGCTGTTTTGCCTGGATTAAACTACCCTCGTACCCACTACAGCAATCCAAAGATCCATGCTGCCAATGTCAAGATGACGCACCACACAATCAATCCTGACACAGCAAACTGAACAATCGGAACCTCGGAAAATTCGTCGTCGCTCATCACGCAGATCCTTCTCGGTCTGCAATCGCCGCCATTGCTCGCTTAGTCCACGCTGTCGGAACTCCGAGGATGTCTACTCGGTTTTCGCTCGTCGCCACCTGCAGACACCCAAGAATGAGCTTCAAGCAGTACGCCAGCTCTTCGGCCTTTGCATCGTTCTTTTGGTCATCGACCTCCTCCATCACTGTTACCTCCGCCTTCAAGACCATTTCGCCACGCAGCACACGCATCGCTCGAGGCGCCTCAATTCCAAGCTGCACTCGGTTTCCAGAGATATCCACCACACGCACGCTTGCGTCCGGTCCGAGCTTGATCGACTCGCCGTTCTTCCTTGACAAAACCAACATTCAAACCACTCCTTTTTCGCGAACTAAAAAACGCCCGGCCTGCACCGTGCAGACCGAGCGACGGTAGCCCCGCCAGGAACTACTTGTTTCTTTGCTTCTCTACCCACTGAACCAAAGCAGGGCGTTTCTTCCCCTTCCAAGCAAACCGCTCCAATCGATCAAGAGCTTTCTCGTCTCCGTTGATCGCGCGATTGATCACGCTCCAGCCGAGAGACTTGGAAACGCGCCAAAGCAACATGTACTCTGCGCCGAACCGTGTTTTGCTTGACTTGTCCAATCGAGTGACCATGATGAAAGACTGTATCGGCACTTATGCATAAGTGCAAGATTGGTTGTGGAGAATTGATGCGTCTTAAATGCATAGATGCATCGCAAGTGTTTGTCTCATCGAGATTTGCGACCTAGAAATTTTTTTCAAGTTGGCTACATTTTTAGGTATGGCTAAACCACAAGCGATCGCTGAATCTGTTCCTGCTGACCAAATCGCATCTATTTGCGAGGAGCTAGAACAGCTTGCGTCTACTTTGCGACGTTGCGAGACGGTCGCACGCGAGCAGCCAACAAAATCATTGGCGATTTACTATTTGAAGTCTGCGGTTGCTGGTCTTAACCGGGTTGCATCGTTTGTTGATTCCGCAGACAAATCGCGACGGCAGGCAGTCATAGGAAAACCGCTCGCGGTTGGACAACCCAAACCGCGATCGGCGACTGCACGCAAGCCAACTGTCGAAGCAGCAAAAGAAACGCTTGCGAAAGCCAGACAAAAAAAGAAACCTGGAAGCTAGGGGTCTTGCGACACCTTCCACTGCGACGGCATTTCTTGCCCGCTCGGCCACAGCAGGCACCCCACTGTGCGATCGTGTCGAGCCCAACGCAGAGCAAAGATCGCCGCATCCCGCAGGCTGACCCGTCGCATCAGTAACATGATTTCCTGGCATTCTGGATCGGCCAACAGAACATCCGTTTTGCATTGCCGCACTTTTGGCCGCTTACCTTTTGAGGCCATGTCGCGACCCATCTTAAACGCGCGAGCTGCCGACTCTACCAGTGTTACGCGATCCTGTCCTTGCCTGTCCACATACTGGATTTCCCACATAGGTAACTCTTTCATAAATGAAGATTTTGATGACAAAGGAATTTTGCTTGCCGTTTTGACACCTTTGGTCATCTCTTGACTTACTTTCCAGTTCATCGCATATTTAGTGCATCTCCTTGGTAGCCCCGCCAGGTTTTCGACCGAGGGGAGAAAGATGCAAGAAGACATTCTGACGATGCAGGAAGTCGCCGATCGACTTCGCTGTTCTGTTTCTACCGTGCGTCAGCATATCGCACGTAATCGGCTCGCTGCCGTCAATCTCGGCACCGGAGGCCACAAGCACTACCGCATCACCGCGTCCGCATTGGCGGAATTCCTGGACGCTCCATGCGAACCAGCCGCAGATCTTCCTCGCCGCGAAATCACGCCGATCGCGACAACTCGATTCATGAAGCGATTGGGGTGAAATGATGCCAAAACGGAAGACCTGTATAGACCTGCTGAATGATGTTCAAAACGAGAGCGAGTCTTCGTTTATCAAGGCGACAATCGAACTAGCCATTTTGCAGTTACAAAACATGGAGGTCGACTAATGCGTCGATGGATGTTCGTTGCGGTCGGTTTTATTTGGTCGGTGATGCTCGTAGCGTCGGCTGGGCTGGCTCAAGAGTGCAATGGCACGAGCTGCACGTTGCGGCCTGTGGTCGCTAGCGCGGTGGTCACGGCCACGGCACCGGTGGCCAAATTGCACGCGGCAGCGGCCAAGCGAATGGCGACCTGGTCGCCACGGCGTTGGTTGCGGCGTCGGTAACGTGGTTGGATCGGCGGCGTGGTGGGAACACGCTGACAAACGAAGATGCTACATACCGTCAGCGTAAGTCGTTTCAGTACGTCGCTGGGGGTTAGAACGGTGTGCAACAAGCAGGTTCGAATCCTGTCCGATCCATTGAGTTTTTTCGACACGTTTTGGCGACGTGTCGATCGGTTCGACAAGTCGGGAAATAACAATGCACGAAGAAAAGATGCAACCGCCTGTCATCCAGCGGTGTGACACATGCCACTGGTGGACAGATGTCTTGGGCACGATCGACGGTAGAGCGGTCTGCGTGTGGCATACAGGCTTGCGAGACAACCTGGTGCGCAAGGTAGATTTTTCTGGAAAGAAGTCCATGCGAACAACTGCCGATTTTGGTTGCGTCTGCTGGCAAATGGACGAACGGAAAAAGTCTGGATAACGCTTTGATTCAATCGGTCGCGTCAAGTGACGTGACCATTGCAAACCGGGTTGGCCGCGACTCGATTGCAATCAATTGTTATGCGGCGATTTTAGGAGACTTGAAAATGATGAGTGCAGGCCAAGAGATTGGGATGATTTTAGGTATTGACGCAGAAGCAAGACGCCTGGAGCGTGAGCGTATCATGGAACTGTTTGAATCGATCAAAGCAGACATTTATCAGCACGTCCCAAGTGGAAGCGATTCAGTGGCGGTGCAGGAAGCGTTTCAACGATTTGAGGAAGCGGTTGCGTCCGCATAACGCTCGGATTCACCGAGCCGAAAGGAAAGAGGTAACGAGAATGAGCGAGACGAATGAGGCTTCGGTGCAATCCGTTGTTCGTCGGCTTTTGGCTAACGACCAATTGAGGAAGATTTACGATGTTGACGAAGATACGTTATGGGAGTGCTTGCGAGTTCTTGCTCGCATGGTCCGAGATAAGACGATTGATGCGGACAAAGCATTGAAGGCCGAAGCAGAGCGAAGTCGTCCACGGTCTGTCAAAGATCAGTTGCTTGCGGATGCAATGCGGCATTTTGAGCGAAACGGAATGCTTTAAGTCCGACGAACGCTACCGTTCACCCAGCCGCCGGTGAACGGTTCCAAAGTCAACAACGCACATACGGCGGCTTGGGTGCAACGGTTTGTTATGCGAGTTGTGTGATG